TGGTATCCCTGTCATTGGGGATATGATTAACAAGCTCGGACCCGAAGCCGTTGAGGGTATGGTGTCGCGTGTCCAGCGTGCGGGTATTTCCGGCGGTATCGAAGGTGCACAGGAAGCCGCCCAGAACATCGCGCAGAACCTTATTGAGCAGGGCTACAGCCCCGAGACTCCGACCTTTGGCGGCACGCTAGAAGAAGGTCTTATCGGCGGCGGTGCGGGTGCTATCTTCCAAGGCTTGCTTGATCTTGCGGTTGGTCGCCGCCAGCGCGGGCCGTCTGCCCCCGGTACTGAAGAGCAGTTAGCACTTCCTGCACCAGAAGAACAACGGGCGCTTCCAGCACCAGAAGGTATCGCTGGGTTACTGCCACCACCAGAAGGTATCACAGACGGGGTAGTTTACGGGCGCGATGAAACGGGCAGTATCCCGATGCCTGACGAGTCTGGGTTATCTAGGGCTGATATTGCGGTTCGAGACTTGGAATCAGTCATAGCCGAAGCCCAGACCAATATTGACCTTGCGCTTTCGTCGAGGGCACAGCCCCAAGAAGATGTCGGCGCTACTACTTTAGGGCGCGAAGAAGACCCTTTATTTAGACCTATAGAAAAAGAAATGGACCGCATCCGTGTGGCGCAAGACCAGATAGATGCAATACGGAGAAGGCCCGAAGAATTTGAGGCTGCGGTAGGCCAACAGCAAGCCCAACGAGAAGAAGAACTGATAGGTTCTGTGCCAACGCAAGATGTGGCGGCGGATGTACAAGGAGCTGTTGAAGCTGAAGGCGCACCCGATACTGCTATGGCAGAAGCAGCACGAGAAGCACTTGCTCGCAGAAGCACGCGCCCAGAGGTTTTAGCGGCGGAAGAAAGCGCCCGCGCAGAGGCGGGAGCTATACGCCGTCAGACCGAAGCTGAAATAGCTCAGTTTGAAGGTGCAGCACAGCAAGAGCCTACACCCGCACCGGAAGTAGCGCCGGAAGTAGCGCCGGAAGTAGAGGAGCTTACTCAAGGTACCCTACCGGGTTTGGGTAGAAATTACGGGGAAAAAGTAAGGCAGGAACGGATTGACGCCCGCCCAGAGCCTGCTCCAGAGCCGCGTATTCTTGGTGGAGAAGAACTTGACCGCCTGCAGATCCCTAAGAGCGCCCCCATCCGTAAACGTATTACTGATAAGGACTTTAATGACCCTGAAATAAGGCAGCAGTTGATTGACTTCGCCAAAAATCCTCGTGCGAGTCAGGCTGCTCGTTTCAACATTGATCGGCTGGTTAGGAGTACGCCAGAGGAGCAGATGGACCTGTTCCCGCCCCGTCGAGGTGGACCGAGGCGCACTGCTGCCGAACCTCGCGACGTTCAAACGCAGGCTGCACCGACGCCGGAAACGGAGGCTACGAGTGAGCAACTATCTCTTTTTGGAAACGACATCTCGCTTGGCGATGTTGACACAGAAGCAGGTGGAGCAAGCTCTGCACCTGCTCCACAAGGACGCGGACGTACCGCTGGTGACGCTGCCCCCACCATTACAGAAACTGACGCCGGACGATTGGATACTTCTGCAAGCAATGTTGTACGAACTCTTACAGGAGAGGGAGGAGAGCGAACTACACTAACCTCTACCCCCGAACCCAAGGCTACGCCAGCAGCTAAGCCAGCAGCCGAGACCGAGACCGAGACCAAGACCGAGACCAAGACCGAGACCAAGACCAAGACCAAGACCAAGACCGAGACCAAGACCGAGACCAAGACCAAGACCAAGACCGAGACCAAGCCAGCGGGTAAGACCCCTAAAGCTGCCGTAAGTAAGTTGGATGAAGACCGTAAGAAAGAGTTATTTACCGCGTGGGAAGCTAAATCACCCGAAGGCGTGAAGATTTTTGTTCTGGCTCAAGGCAAAGATTACGTCCCGGCCCTACCTAAAAAACTACAGGATACCCCGGACCCCACCACTGCCGGTGATAAAAGCGCAGTTCTAGACTTGTTACGTGGTCTTAAAAGTTATGAGGGTATAACTAAGAGGAACAGACCGAAAGATATATCTCGGGAAGGTTATGCCGCTGCAATATTCTTCAGCAAACGGCCCGATATAGGGGGTGCGCTACAAGAAATAGCCTACGCTTCTAACCTAACGGCTGAAGATGTGTATAGGAAAGCTACGGACGAAGCCGCCGTGGAAGGTGAGTACTTCCTTGGTATGGGTAGAAAAAACGGTCTGTTAGCTCGTAAGTGGGTTGAAGAAAATATGTCTACAGCCACGAATAAATGGCTAGACACCGTAATAGAAGATAATAACAAATTGATACTGGCCGAATTTAACCGGTCAGATGCAGAGTACGTACCGCCTACCCAAGGACGACCTGTAGCTGCCCCCAAAAGAAATCAGAAGTTAGTGTGGTTGCAGGCTCTAAACGGGTTTGTGTTTGAATCTGATCTGGTAACCAAGGCTGATAAACCTAAAGTCGCTGAACCCTTTGACATAAATGTATATGATAAGATGGGCGACCTAGCTGCTAAATACTTGAAAGAAGATGCCGTTGCTGGATTAGGCTTACCTGTACACCCTGCCGTGGGTAGTGCTGTCCGAGATGGTGATCTTGCCAGCGCCCTCAACACGCTTGCCATTACGTCACCTAGTAAGCGGGTAGCGCAGATCGCACGTAAACTTGCTCAGGTTGCAGGGGGCACTAAGGTCGAGGTTGTAAATAACTTAAAGGGTGCAGACGGTACTCCTGTGGCTGGTTTGTTTGACCCTCAGACCAACACGATTAAGCTGGACGCAACAACTGGCATCAACCCTCACACCCTGCTGCACGAAGTCACCCACGCAGCGGTTTCGGCAACGCTTGCCAATAAGAACAGCCCCGTCACAAAGCAGCTTACCAAGCTGTTCGAGGATGTTAAGGGTTCGCTGGGTACCTACTACGGTGCTACATCCCTAGACGAGTTTGTGTCCGAAGCGTTCTCTAACCCTGAGTTCCAGCGCACTCTTGCCGGTCTTAACCCGGATGGTAGCAATATCTCCGCACTGCAACGGTTCTTGAACACCGTTGGTAACTTTGTGAGAAAGCTGCTGGGTATGCAGGTCAAGCCGGTTGGTTCCGCGCTCAACGCCGCTGATACTCTGATTGACTCCATTCTGTCCGCCGCCCCCGACTATAGAAACGCAGGGGAACTTCTGATGAACTCCACTTACAGTGGGGTCAAGGCTACGATGCAGAAGGTAGGCAACGTACAGAAGAACTTCTCTAGCCCTATAACTAAGCAGCAGAGAGAAAAGTTCGCGAATAGTGCCGTTGAGTTCCTACAAAGCGGTGTTGCCGGTGTAGCAAAGAGGTTCCTGCTCGGATCACTGGGCACCAAGTCTCTCGGTGACGTTGCTATGCGGGCTGGTCTCGGAGATATTGGTGTCAGGCTAGATGACCTAATCGAGCGACAAGACGGTGCTATTCAAATCTCGGATAAGGGCGTAAAAGACTTTATCTCCAATATCTTCGTTCCGTGGGCGGATAAGCACACAGAAGCCAAAGCTGCGTTAGACCGGGTTATATACAGCGGTGAATACGGTGCCACTATCTATCAGGTAGACCCGACGAAGCCCCGTCGTGAGTATAAAGGCAAGACTGACGATAGTGGCAACGATCTAGCAGCTATTTGGGACGAGCAACGCGCCGACTGGGCCATCGTGCAGAAGGCCGGTGGGGTCCGCATATTCAACGGTATGCGTAAAGTCTACGCAGATCAGTACGAGAAGCTACGTAAAGTCATCTACGGTGAGATCGACGCACTTATGGCGAACGATCCTGCTGCGGCCACCCGCCTCAAAAATGAAGTTTACGCTAAGCTGTTTGAGTCCGGGCGGTTAGAAGTCTACTTCCCGCTCATCCGTCAGGGTCGCTATAAGCTAAGTTATTCTATGAAGAACCCGAAGTCCCCACGGGAAGCATACGTATTTCGTATGTTCGACACCAAGCGCGAGCGTGACCGGGTGGCGGCGGAAGTCAACGCAGATCCTGATGTTGTTACTGGGTCGGTAGAATCGGTGGACGGAGATATGCTGCTTAACAGTAGTAAAAACGACTTCCGTAACGCACCGCCCACCTCCTTTGTTGGTGACACACTAAAAGTTATGACGGCCAACAAGGTGCCTGTAGAAGTCCAAGAGCAAATCATGCGTCTGTTCATAGATGTTCTACCAGAAACTTCTTTTGCTAAGTCGCTACAACGACGTAAAGGCTCGCCGGGGTATATACAGGACTCCCTGATTGGTCTGCGAACGAAGGCGTATGATATTGGCCGTCAGGCAGTACGTTTGGAGTACGGTGCCCGCCTGCGCGATATGGATAAAGAGATATACGAACTGGAAGAGCCGAAGCTGTCTGCCTCGGAATCACTGGTTGGTAAAACAAAAGATGCTTTAATGGGCAGCTTCCTCGATGTTAGGGCTGAACTCTTTGCCCGTTCAGAGTTTGCGAGAAGTGGGGCCAAGAACAAGGGTGCAGAGCGGTTCTATAAGACGGCTAACCAAGGTGCATTTATCTACACCATTGGGTTCAACGCATCCTCGGCTATGGTCAACCTGTCTCAGATACCGCTGTTTGCGCTGCCTTACATGACCGCAAAGTACGGCGCAAAAGCGCCCGGCGCGATTGCACGGGCGTCCAAGTTCTCCAAACTTGTTATGATCCCAGCACTACCCACCATGCAGAACGGGAAACTACGGGCCGGAAATACCGACCAAATAGATGACTATTACGATGTAGATGCGGACGGAAATTATACCGTCAAGTCCGGGCTAAACCTTGATGCGAATACCATAGCGCAGCTTCGTCGCATGGCCCCAATGGTCAAGACGGCCTCGGAGCGTGCGTATCTTGGGCGATCCTACCTTATGGATCAGTTGGGTCTGGAAGAGGGGGGCCGTGCGCGACAAGGTGGCACAGCCAGTAGAGTTCTGGATTCACTGTCCACTGCGTCAGCAATCGGCTTTAACGCAGTGGAACGGTTCAACCGCCAGACGATCATGTTTTCTAATTTTGATCTTATTCTGGATCGTCTGGACTCCGGTGAGCGGTACTTTGCAGAGACGCAGGGTAAGTACGTCGATCCAAGTTCTATGGACTCGGCGCAGAAAGAGCAGCTAGCCGCCAACGAAGCCCTGTACCAAACCCAACAGTTGAACGGTGGCATTGCGCTTGAGACAGCACCCCGCATAGCCCAGCAGGGTATTGGCCGTGTCGCTCTTATGTACAAGAGTTACGGCATGAATATGTACTACACGATGCTCAAGAGCGCGTCCCGTATGCTGGACTCTTCTGTTGATCCCGATATGCGTAAGCAAGCCATGCGGGAACTTATCGGGGTGCATGGGTCGGCGTTGTTCTTCGCCGGTATTCATGGTGTGCCGATATACGGCATCTTCACTATGGTCGCTAACATGTTCTTAGATGACGAAGAAGATGACGCGGACACCATTGTACGTAAGTATATCGGTGAGGGTTGGTACAAGGGGCCAGTAAACGAGCTACTCGGTGTAGACATTGCATCCCGTGTGCGCCTCAACAATCTCCTGGTCCAAGATAACAGGTACAACGCTAAGCCTTCCCCGGAAGAGTTCATTGGCTTCTACCTCGGCGGTCCGGCTCTCAGCACCGGCAAGCGGTTGGTTCGTGGTGTTAACGATTTACAAGAAGGGTTCGTTGAGCGTGGTATTGAGAACCTCCTACCCCCTGCCGTAGCTAACGCCTACAAGGCCACGTTTGGTCGCTACGCCAGAGACGGTGGTGCCTTTACCCGTCGCGGTGATCCTATCTACGACGACATCACTACCGGCGAGTTGGTTGGTCAGGTGTTTGGGTTCGCCCCGTCTAACTACACATTCGAGCAAGAGCGCAACGCTGCCACGAAGCGTATGGACCGCAACATCAGCGACCGTCGCACGAAATCATTACGTAAGATGTATATGGCCTACCGTATGGGTGACTATGAAGGCTATCAGGATGCGTTGAAAGAGATTATGAAGTTCAATAGACGTTACGCCGGAAGTAAAGTTGTCATAACTCCAGACACTCTCAAGAAGTCTATAGACCGACACCAGAGCACATCCGCTACTATGCACAACGGCATAACGCTAACTCCAAATCTACGCTCCTTGTTGATTGAGCACCGCAACGAGTGGGGCCAATAAAAAACCCCCCTGCCGGAGCAGGGGGGAGTCAACAAGGAGAACTGACAGTCGGGAGAACTGTCAAGTGTATAGTATCATACCGTTCTCCATGCACGAACACCTAATTTACCCTTATAGATAGTTACTTTTAGGGTTATTTCGTAGTCGAAGTCGCTGCATATCTTCTTTATCTGCTGTTTTGCGTTATCAGTATTTACGCATGGGATGAACACAGATGTATTAGGTAGAAACTTATCCCAGTTAACTACTACCCTAACCCCGTCAGGGTCGAGATCATTCTTCTTCCGAACTCTGGACTTCATCCGGTATATCCAAAGCGCAATCTACCGCCAGTACTTGAGCCGGTGGTAGCTGCATATGCGTACCCTTACTCAACCGCATCTTAATCTTCTTGGCTTTCATCTGGTCAGTTAGATCTTGTATTAACGAACCATAGTTTATCTGCTGATCTACACACCAATCCCGAAGCGGTTTAAGTAGTAGGTACGCTCTCTTGATATCAGTCTCGTATCGTGCAACCAATTTCCCCCGTGGCATCGCTTCCGGCACAATCAGGGAGTCGAGCGCACCGCCCTGCCCCGCACGTAGATCATCCGTACTCTTAATCCACAACACGTTGTTCCAGTGCTCGTTAATATAGTCGTTAAGAATATCCTGCACACTTAACGTCATATCAGATACGGCGTTTTGGTTTAGCTTCAACATCCATATAGCGAACTTAAATATCTTCTGGATGTCGTAGTCGTGAAAGCCAAGCCTCTTTGCCAGAATAAGTCCAGCTAGAGTGTAGGATACATGGGCGGTCCAAAACCGGTTCTTACTGGTTAGCCCCGCCTCTGCAATGACTTTCTCTTTTATGCTGTCGGTAAGACTTCGGATGCTGTCCTTGTTTTGGATTACGTGCTGCACAAATATGGGGCCAGCGTGTCCGTAGTTATTTTTGACGGAATCCAGAAACGCCTCTTGCGCCATCGTATCCGAGGACTTGTGGAAAAGTGTGTCCACCTTCACTTCCATTATCCTCTGCGACTCCGCTTCCGGCATCGCTTTGTACGCAGATACTCTCTCGATTACGCTTACATTACCGGTTGTGACGGCAAGGAACTTCCACGGATCACCCCTGTATCGTTCTGCGTTTGCGCTACCAGCCAGACGACCTTTCTGTTTGCCGCTGCTCATTGAGTAGGCTAACTGACTAACTTCGTGGGGCTTCATCTCCGTTATTTCGTCAATGTAGAACGGTAGATTGTGGTATATCTCGCCCCTGTGCATCCTGAAGTTAAGTGTGGTGTTCTGGTCCATCACCAGTTCGTCGGGGTCTCCCCACAATGATGCCCCTACAATCATAGATGTCGTCTTACCGATACCGGACTCTTTACTGTGCAGGTGGAGTGTCGCACAGTGGAAGGGCGAATCTTGCATGAGGACAGACCCAAATGCGGTACCGACTACGTATTGGTGTAGTTCAAACCCGTCTTTATTGTAGAAGTCCATATTCTTACGCCACTGCTCCATAGTTCCCTTCGGCTCAAAAATGGGGAACAGTGATAACGTCTGAGACGAAGGAGGGTTGAAGTCTATGTCGTTCTCAAGGACGTGTTGATTACCTAGTACGAACGAGTCGAAACCACTGCCGACCCACCCAAACTGTTTGTGCGCTTCATCTGCTTCATCATTTGCTTGCAATTCATTCACCCAATCTAATGTATATTTCATTAACTCTTCCACTCGTGGAACAGCGACACCCTGCATGGACATCTGCTTTCGAAACTCATCCCTTGATGTTACCGAAGTAAGAGGGATTGTAAACTCACGTACACCGTCTTTTGGTAGGTGTAGCCGCATAAGTATTGACTCACCGACTTCGGGGTCGCTGATACGCCGTACTACATATAGGTCATTATGGTAAACTGGTATCTCATCCACCGTACCGTCCGGCAACGTTTTACGTACGTACACACCGCCATTTGCTCCACGAAAGTACGGAGTCGGGTACGTTGGTATAGTGTAAGTCTTTAGGGGGTTGTTAGGTAAGGTAGCCGAAGTAGCCTCTACAACAACCTCTTCTTCCTCTGTCGCCTCGCGTATCTTCTGCCCCAACACAATCGGTGATTTTATTCTCCCCCAGTGTTGGCACCCAGTACATACACCCGGCGCATACTCGTCAAACCTAGCGCAACGGTACGGCCCCTTTATGGAATCGAGTTTCTTTACAGTCTCAATCGGAGTGTACTGCGGGTGGTTCTTCGACATAAGGTGCGCTGCTTTATCACCGTCTTCGCAGAACTTTGCGATAGATAGCCCCGCTCTCCATAGTGGCTCCGGCACCTCTGCTTGTTTCTTCATGATCGTAGCAAGCTGAGCGCACCCCGCACCACGACGTGTTTTAGTTAGTATGTCTAGGAATGTATTGGTCTTATTACCTATGAGCGCATCCATAACCGCGTTCGCCCCGGCGGGGACATACTTTCTAGGTGGTGGCATCATGTCCATGCCAAGAGTATTCGAAAACACCTCAAGGCTAATCGCATCGGGTACATTCATACCGATCTGCTTTACCAAAAGAGGTGGACTATCTTTGTGGTTATGTGTGTCGGGGACGCGAAGCACACGGGCGGCGTCGGATGTTACGGCTGGATCTGCTAACAAGTTATGTGTAACGCATAAAGCCTTGAGCTTCTCCGCCACAGGTAGCCAGTCGTCGTAACTTATCGGCTCATCAAGAAACCAATAAGCGTGAACCCCCCGACCGGAATCCATAATAAAAGGCTTCGGCAGCTTGGTGGCCGTGCAGAACATACGTAGGGCGTCTAGCGCCTCACTTTGATTTAGATAATCCTTGCTTGGTCCGCAATCGAGATCAAGGAAGAACGACTTAAGTTCTTTTACGTTGACTACCTTACGAGAGTCATCCTCTTCGAAAGTAGCGAGTGCGAAATATGCGTCAAAACCATCAGCGTCTAGCTTTTGTGCCGCATCTATAACGGCGCTTACCGAGGTATAGAACTTCTGTGTCCGCTTATTCTCTATGCTTTTTGCAGCGAATACACAGTAGTACCCGTTCTCCGATAGCGCCTTCTCCAAGAATACTCTTGGTTCCATTATTATCTCCCGAGAAGGTGCCGCGACCGAATACCCAACGAAACGGTCGCGGCTGTGCTACAGTAAAAACTTAGTCGTCCCAAGCGTCCACTATAGCATCTAACTCGGGGTCTTCACCATCGGAGGCGTCGTCCGACTTCTTAGCCACCTTTTTAGGTTCTTCTGGCTCGTCGCCCTCATCCACTTCAACCTTGGCCTTCTTAGCCTTCTTTGGTTTTGTTAGTGCAGCACTAACATCCCCCCCTTCCTTGGGCTTAGCCACCGAGAAAGTGATAGCCCGTTTCGTGTCGGGGTGCTCCAGAAGTGAAGCAACTTGCTGTAACTCAGCCTCCTCCAAAGGACGAACCGGTTTGAAGAATAGCTTCGGAACATCACTGTCATCGTCAAAATACATCTCCGTGACAACTGCAATCGGTGGAGTATCATGCTCGTTAAGGAACCGTGCGTAGGCTTGCATCGGCATCTTTCCGTCATCACCCCTACCAAATACACTCGTTGCTGGAAGCTGCATCTGATAGACCTTATCTAGTTGGCCTTCTAGTGCCACGGCAAGACGCTGCTGAAACCGGCAAGCACGGCTTTCACCCTGTCCAGACCCCTTAATATTCATGGGGCAATCCATGCAGCGGGGGGCCATACGTTGATCCTCCGGCACGTCAGGCGACGGTACGTTGGTATCTGCTGACCAGCAATGCGGGGCAGATGGGTTATCAGGGCTGTATGTGCCTTCGTAGTAAGTACGCGATAGTGGCGCTGCGTTGACGATGACAATATTCATACTGTCAGACTTGCTAACACGCATCTCTTCGCTACCAACAAGTTCACGGAACCGTTTACCGCGAACGCTTATACGGCGGACACCCCCACCAGAACTTCCTAGTAGGTTGTTGCCAGCACTCTGCAATGACTTGAACAAGTCGCTAGATACGAGAGAGTTACCCTCAAAAATAGATAGTTCAGACATGTTTTTGTTCTCCTAAATGTCTTTGTCTAAGTTGTTATCAGTTGTAGTGTCGCTCTCTACGTTGTCGGCTTCCACGTAGGGAACTTCTCCCCCGGCTTCTTCCGGCCCACGTAGAGCCTTAATTACTGCATCTACATTGAAGCGGTAGGTAGTCCCCACCTTGATGTAGGTACTTGGCGGAATTTCCCCCTTCCGCACCCAACCACGTACTGTGGCTGGCGACACGTGCAAACACTTTGCAACGTCGTCAATGGGGACGTATTCATCACTCATTTGTTTTTCCTTATGGATAGTGTGTACTCAGACTGCACGTTAAGACCCGGTGGGAGTAGTTCCGGGTTCTCTTCTAAGAACTCCTTAACAGCAGTCTGGTTGAGACGTTTCTCAAGGAACTCTGGTGCTTCATGCTCAAGGATAAACTTGTGCATCGACTCCCAATCGCTAGTCCAGTAGCGGCGCTTCTGACTCCGGTAAAACATACCGGCATCAGTTCCGACACTGTTTATATCGTTATCTTTGAGGTACTCAAGGAGTGCAGCTTTTATCTTATCCTGCTGCTCTTTAAGCCCATCATCCTTCTTCTTAAACTCAGAGGAAAGGTCGGTACGTTTCGAACGTATCTTTATGTACGTCTCAGTTAGCTTGTTTAGAGTGTTCTCTTCCACCTCATAGTTCTCCGTTTTGTTGTGGATTACGGAAGATAGTTGAGTATGGGTGGTTAGTCAAGCAATTCGTTGTATAAATCTATAACTTTTGAATGAACGTCTATTCTGTCATCCAATAACCTATAAACGTGTTGTTCTACAGGGGAGCCATGAAGCTGGATCACAGTGCATTTGTTCTTCTGCCCCGAGCGGTGTACTCGGGCGTTGGCTTGAGAGTAGGTTTCCAAGGAACTCGTCGGTGCCCACCAGACAACTGTATCCGCCGCTGTTAACGTAACACCATGCGCTGCGGCAGCGGGTTGGATAACCAGAACCTTTGGGTCATCCTGTTCTTGAAACCGCTTAAAAATGTCAGTGCGTTTAGTGGCAGTTACACTGCCTTGGATTATCTCGTTGGTGATGCCATCTGACGCCAACTTCTCCGATAGTATACCTATGGCATGGCGGAAGGGGACAAACACAAGCACCTTGCTGCTGGCTTCTTGTATGGCTTCCATAAGAACTTTGTACCGGTTCTTAATGTCGAACTCCAAAGCATCACCGTGATCGGTGTATACCGCACCAGCCGATATCTGTAGCAGTTTATTCATGTTGACGGCTGCATTGACGGCGGTAACTTCCTCACCAGCCGCTTGCATAACCATCTGGTCCTTGAGTTGTTTGTAGTACTTGCGTTGCTGCGGAGTCAGTTCGACCTTTCTCTTGGTGTACACCATAGGTGGCAGGTCTAAGCACTCGTCCTTCGTAAATCGAATAGCTGGCCGTAACGCATTGAACACCGTCTCTGTGGCACTATCTTTGACGGCCCATTTGAACCGAGTGACCTTGTACATAACTTGATCGCGGAAAGAACCAAAGAAACGTGGAACGCCGCGTGGGTTGACGAGTTTAGCTAGACCGTACGCATCAAGGGGACTTTGCGCTGCCGGTGTACCGGTCATCATCCAAAGCCAAGTGTTGTCGCCCACTAACTTGTTGAGCGCCTTCCATCGT